CTCAAAGAGAGGGTTTGATACGTCCATCTTTGCGCAGTTGCTGAAGAAGGGCGTTTCGTCCGGGGACACATCGAAGATGTAATCCACCAGTTCTTCTCGAATACCCACCTGATCGTAGGTATCAGTCGTCGCTGTTGCCATGATTAACTCCTAATGAGGTCACTGACCCAAAAGCAAACTGATGGCGTCTGCCTCCGATCCCGTCTGTTTCAAACGGCTTCGTGCTTGCTTCTGGGCATCTGCTGCTTTCTGCTCCCGAGAGGTAGGCTTGCCGGAACGGATGGACTTCTTGGGGGCTTTGGAAACCTTCTTCCGTGCCGCCGTCAAAGACCCCTCCGACAGTTCATCGAACTGCATGGCTTTGTGGAGCAGGAGGATCATCCGGTGGTCGGTGATCCCCTTGGCTTCGTTCTCCGACAAACCCGCTTTGGACATGGCGTACTCAGTGATCTTGCCCTTGAGCGCCTTTGCCTTTGACGGGTCCGCGAAGTCGGGGAGTGCCATCCGCAACTTCTCACCCTCTTGGGCCAGCCGTTGTTTCATCTGCTGGCCTTGTTGGGCTTTCTGCTGCTGGACTACAGCCTGTGCAGACTGCATGAGCTTGTTGTACCGGGATTGCGCCTGATCGAACTGAGCGCGTTTCTCTGCGTACTGGTAAGCATCCTCCCGAGCAAGCGCGTCCCAATCCGTACCGGCCAACTCCGCCAACTGAGGCTCAACCACTCTAAGAGCAAGGTCGAGGTTTTCAGCTAACGTGTTTTGGGCCTGTAGGTATTGAGCGTTTACCTGCTCAAGCGTTTTTCTATGCTCCGCTACCTCTTGGGTTTTCTTGGTGTAGTCGGACTGACGCAAGTAGCCTCGCTTCAACTCGTCCAGGTCAACCTCTGTCCCATCATCCAACTGGAACACGGTTTCTGGCTCGTTGTCCTCGGCTTCCTCCTCGGTTTCCTCGGCGTCTTCCGTATCCTCAGATTCCTCCGCTTCCTCGTCTTCCTCGGGCTCCTCCTCCTCTTCCCCGTCGGGATCGGGAGATTCGCCTTCGGTCAACTTGTCTACGGCAGGTTGATCCTTGGAATCTACTTTCGGACTTTGCGGTGTTCTCACAACGTCCTCGGATTTGACAGGTTCCGTTTCCTGAGTGGCCTCATCAGTCTCCGTTGCCCCAGCGGGGTCTTCAACGTCTGAGGTTTGGCCCATCAAGCGGGCGATGGCGCTATCGAGTCCCGAATCCGGGGTGTTCGACCCGTCCATGTAAAATCTCCTATTGGTTGTCTTCGGCCCTGTTCCGCATCTCTACCTTGGCGGTTTCGACCATCCCTTCAAGGCGATGGCGAAGGCTGTCCATAGCCTGCCCCGTCGCCCATAACTTCACTCGCAAGTCATCTTCATCCGCATTGGAGGCGAGGAAGCTCGTAAATAGCGACTTCATAGCGTCTTTCTTGGCCGTATGGAAAGCCTCGTTCTCCATAACGTCCTTGGCGAGATTGCCAAGTTGAATCAGGCGATCTTGTTCCTCTCGGCTAGCCAATGCTCACGCCCCTCCCTTGATCCTTCTCAAGTTCGTATTCCATGCCAAGCTCAGTAGTCTTCAGGGCGACTTCATCTTCATGTTCGCGCTCATTCAACTGGTGTGCGCGCTCCTTAATGGCGATTTCAGCCTTCTTGTTCTCGTCGGCTGACTGAGCCTTGAACTGATCCACATTCGCCTTGAGTTGTTCGATCTGAAGTTGGGCTTGAGTGATCTGCTGCTGCATGGCCATCTGTTGTTGTTGCTGCTGTGCGGCCTGCTGTGCCCGCTGCTGGGCCTCGGGAGATTGAGGATCGGTGAAGTGCCTTCCACTTGAGGCTTTGTTGAACACCGACACCTGATCTTCCAAGGTGTTGTAGATGTTCTTCGCAGAGACAATAGCCGCCGTCTGGGGGTTGGACATAAGTTGCATCTGGTTCTGGAAGATCATGTTGAGTTGAAGCATCTCCTGCTCCCGCGACCCATTACCCAGACCCACAACAACCGTCGTGTCCTTCCGCTCCCTCCACTCGGACGGGTCTACTTCGACGTACCGATCACGGAGACGGAAAATGTCCCTCTGCGTCTGGTTCTGAATGACCATCTTGTACATAAGGCGGAAAAGGTCAGTTAAACCAGTCTCGGCAAAGACCCTCGCTATAAGCTCAATCCTCTGTTGAGCAGCGGTCATCACTTGATTCACCGCAGTCGCGGCTTGGTTGGGACCAAGTTGGCTTGAATCCAGCCCTTGTGTTCTTTCAGATACACCCGTCCGCTTCTCTCTCAGTTGGTCTACATACCCCAACATCTGAAACGCGGTATTCCCAAGCTGAGGGGTGTCCAATCGAGCAACGGCACCCGGCATCTTCGTCCGAATGATCCCGTGGGGACGGGAGGACATCAGATCATCCAGGTTGACCATGTTCTCTTGAACAACGTAGCGACCGTTGTTCGCTAGATACTGGTTGTCTAAGAGGTTCCTGAACAGCTGCGACTGAATACGCTGAAGGTCCATCACAAGGTCAGCCAGAGACAGGCCGTAGAACTTGTGAGAGATGATGATCGGCGTCCACCCAGCAAAGGGCATGGAGTCCACTTCATCGTTCTCAAAGACATGCGAGCCAACTTTCACGACTCGGCGGAGTTCTGCCAGTCCATCACCGTCATAATCGGCACGAATGTAGGCTTCCGTCACCCAGACCGTTCTAGTGGACTCGTCCGCCGTCTGGTCGTACTCAAGAATCTCTGTATCGTCGTAAGAGTGGCGAGCGATGCGTTCTTCAGTCAGGGAGTTATCTGTACTAGAGATGTCATCGGGTACGTCATACCCACATTCACGGAGTTCCGAGATCGTTATAGGGCGACGGTGAGCGCAAAACGGCGAAGACTGAATGCACTTCGCCTGCTTGGAGATAAGGAACTCCTCGGGCGGGATGTTCTCTATCGTGATCCCGCTTTTAGCCCCCAAGCGGTGTACGGCAACGTCGTACAACTGAGGGACAGGCTGGGCCATAAGCATCTGAGCCTGCTGCTGCACTTGGGCCTGCATTTCGGGCGGCGCGGCCTGCATTTGCGCCAGTTGCGCGTCCCTCTGCTGAATGGCCTGGGGATTGTCGTAGGAATCCTGCTCTACGATCTCAATATCATCCCGAGAGGCGAGGGACATCAACTCGGACTCAGTAAGCCCTTTGTACTCCTCCCTTACCTTGGCCTTGTTGTCGTCGTACCAGACCTTGACGATGCCGTTCTTCTGAAGAAGGCCGTCATTGATCCACTCGTAGAGAATCCGAAAGCCGGGGTTCTTCCTGTGAAAGAGGTAATTGACGTAATCCGTGGCCTGTTGAGCGGAGTCAACGTCATTCGGGCCTTCAGGCTCAAACCTTACAGTCTCTCCACCCGAGGCAAAGAGCTTCATCAGCTCAGGCTTGACCCACTCAATCGTGTCCATCACCTCCCGAGTGACGACATTTGAGCGGTCCCTCTGCTCGTTACCGTAAGGCTCGCCAAGGTAATACTTCATGGCGTCCGAGCGTTGTTCGGACAGCTTGCTTTCGTCTACGCCAGAAGAAAGGTGAACCTGGGAGTCGATAGCCGCGCAAAGCTCCTGTTCTGTCATCGTCATCAGGCTATGAGTCCCATATCTTCGTATTTCAGTTCACTGCTGAACTTTCTATAACCTCGACCCTCTGACGACACTTCAGCGAAGCGAAGGCTTTGGGCGGCGTATCGGGTAGCACTCATAAGGTCATCGTCTACGGCGACGATCTTCCCCTGCTCCCTGTGATACATCCGATACTCCTCAAACCAGTCCGTACACGTAGCAAAGACCTTGAGCCGTCCAGTCTGCATACGTTCGTGTAGCGCGTTGATACCGGGTTCAACCTTGTAATTACCCAGACCCTTTTCCCCAGGCGCTAGAGGGTTGGTGAAGTGCTGGGGCAGCATGTTTACCCCGTGCATCCGATACTGGTCGGCCATAGATACCCCAGCGCCAATCTCATGCTTCATCCCATCGTGAGGCCATGCGACCGGGTAACTCGCTCGGGAAAGCAAGGCTGTGGCGTGGTAGGCAACTGTCTCTGTCCTCTTTCGGTACTCGTCAACGACGTAGATCGTGTCCGAGTCCCTATCCCACCGTAACCAGACAACCGCTGTTGGGTGATCCCACCCGAAGTCAATCCCAACAATCCCCGGCCAATACTCGGGGATTTCAAAAGGCGGGCAGATGATGTCTTCTTCAAGTACCGCGAATACAGGGCCGGAACCGAAAACAGGGATGCCCTTGGTCCGCATCTCCCGCTCATGCTCACCGTAAATGGCAAGAATCTGGTCCTTCGCATCTTTCGTCAGGTGGGGCGCGTCATCCCACGTTGCCCCGATAAGGGCCATCCCCGGCTTTCTGTTCTTCGTGAACTGGTGAATGACCGGAGTCACCCCATCTTCAGGGGTGAAGGTCATGGTTACGTGACCCTCAGTATTCGCAGTACGGGTTACACACTGCGTAAACAATCCATCAGGGGGTTGCTCGTCCAACCACACCTCATGGACTGAGGAGCCCATAAACTTGTTTTCGCCCTGCTCAAAGGACTTGAAGACAATCCGCGAGTTGCCGTCGTGCTTTCCGTTCGTGTAGTGCTTTACCAGAACACTTTGTATGGCGTTGGGAATCTGAGGTCTGCGGACGGTTTCAACGATACAGTCTCGCGGGATCATCCCCGAACCCCTTAACGTAATGTCGTCAGGAGGACCGAGCAGTTCGTTCTGGACAATATCCCTCGTTGAGTCAGCCGAAACACCCGCCGCCCAGATCGTTATTGGCTTATCCCACTTGTGCCCTTCCCACCAGTCCGGGTAAAGCCCTGTGGCATGAAAGGCAATGTTCGTCGCCCCGGCGTAGGATTTCCCCACGCGGTTCGCCGCCATCAATAGAGTTTGCTTGTTCTCGCCAGAAGAATTGAGCAGTTTCTTCTGCCAGGGGTAGGGCTTGAAATACTGAAGTTTGTTAAAGGTTTCCCGAAGTTTCTTCTCTTGGGCTAGAGCCTCAAGTTCCTTCAACAATCTCAGTTTTTTCTGGTTCGACATCTATGACCATTCCAAGCTCTTTTTGGAGTTCGGCAATCCGGCTTTCAATCTGATTGTCGTCAAGTTTTGAAACACGGACGTTATGCGTCACTTCCCGCTTCTGCGTTTGAGGGGCGATAACCCGGCTAACAATCTCTTTCGCGGCGTTAAACCTCACCTGCTCGCTCTCGGCGTTATGGGCAAGCTCCTTGATTACATTCAATCCGAGGAGTGCCATGTCCGTAGACTTGGCGTAGTCCTCCATGCGCTCATCAATGATATGAGCGAGGTTCTTTCTGAGAGTGTTGGCCTTGTACTTCAGCGAGGCGTTGGCGGACTCCTTATAGCCCGCCCTCTCAGCGGCCAGTATGGAGTCGCCGCACTCAAGATAGCGGTCTACAAACGCCTTATGGTTGGCTTGGAGCTGGTCGTAATACTCGTAGTCAGGTATTACCAGACCGGACGCCGTTGCCTTTTTCCTTAAGCGTTTCGGGGAACGTTCCTGAGTGCTCTCGCTCGACCCACTCGGCATCTCCTGCTCGGCTTCTGATTTGGTCTTCAATGTAGTCCCTCATATCTCGCTTGCTGTAGTTCGCGACCATAGTCCCGTTCTCGTACAGTGCGTAGTTGCCCTTCTCTTTGCTCTTGAGCAGAACCCACATATCAAAGTCCTATTCGGATGTTCATTGAAGCCTTCCCGCTAAACGGCCCAGGTGGAGGCGTGACGGTTATATTCATCGTCGCGGGCGTGGCGTCTTCTTCCTCGTCGTTGTC